ATGCACCCTGCGGCACCTGCCCAAACCCTCTCGCCGTCTTCCTGGACGCCCCTGCTGCTCGGCTGCGTGGCCGGTGCGGCCTGGCAGGTCACGCAGCCGCGCCTGTGGCCGCTGTGGATGTATCTGCTCTTGGCGGGCATGGGGCTGGCAGGCCTGGCCTGGAGGGCGTGGCGGGCATGGGCAGGCCGGCGCGGCCATGGTGTGCACGGCCTGTGGGCCGTTGTCTGCGCCGCCTTGCTGGTGGGCGGGTTGACCGGCTGGCGGGCCCAGGACTTTGCGGGCCAGGCGCTGTCTGCGCCGTTGGAGGGGCGTGACCTGCGCATCGTCGGCGTCGTGGCATCGCTTCCCCAGAACATGGCCCAGGGCATGCGCTGGCGCATGGAGGTGGAGCAGGCTCGGATCGTCGGCAGCGAAGAGGTCTTGGCGCCGTTTCCTGCACTGATCGAACTGTCCTGGTACGCCCCCCGGGGCCGGCAGTCCAGGGGTGTTGCCATGCTGCCCGATCTGCGGCCGGGCCAGCGCTGGGCGCTGACCGTGCGGCTCAAGCGCCCGCATGGCGCGCGCAATCCCCATGGTTTCGACTATGAGCTGTGGCAGTGGGAGCAGGGCGTGCAGGCCACGGGCCATGTGCGCGAACAGCCCGCAGCACGCCAACTGGCCGACACCGGCAGCCATGCCCTGCAGCGCTGGCGCCAGCAGATGCGCGACGCCATCCTGGGCCGCCCATCCGCGCTTGCGGCATCCCTGCAGCGCATCGGCCTGGACCCTGCCCATGCGCCGCGCATGCTGGGTGTGGTGGCCGCCCTGGCCATGGGCGATCAGCAGGCCATTGCGCGGGATGACTGGGCGCTGTTTAGGCATGCCGGCGTGGCCCATCTGATGAGCATTTCCGGCCTGCACATCACGATGTGCGCACCCTCTGTACAAACCGCTGTAGGAGCTCACGCATCTCCGGTTTGCGTTCTGCCTCCTTCTCGGTTTCTATGCGCACAAGCTCTGTTTCCAGCTCGATGTAGTCGACGCCAGTTACATCTGCAAGGGCGATCGCCTGTGGTCTTGTAGGTAGGCGCAGGCCCGTTCTCCATTCCGACACCCGGGCGTTAGGTACACCTCTATCCGTCAGAGCCTTGCGATCGTTGGTGGTCAGATTCTTGATGAGATCGAGGTACATTTTTACTCCTTGTTACATGCGTTCCAGTTTCGGAATCTGTAGCACGGGTTACATTACACATACGGAATGCGGATTCTTTTTCCGTTTCCGGTAACGCATCTTATCCCGTCGCGCCCCTTGGGGCTACTGCCAGAAGCGGCGGCGGGGTTGTACCAGGCAAGCGAACTGCACCCCGAGTCTGCATAAGGCGTCCCCAGGGGTGGCGGCTTAGGCCGTTGGCGTCATGCGCATGCGCATGTGAAAGAGCCCACGTTTCAAGGTTTGCGTGCCTGGTGTGTCGTCAGCAACAGGAGCCGCCAGCATGCCTTTTCGATCATCCTCATGTCCCCCGCCTGGTCAGCAAGACCAGGGCGCGCGCCTGGCGGCTCCCGCCACGGTCGACCAGGTGGGGGGCACCACGCTCTACAGCCGCTTCTTGCGCTTCTTCTCCTCGCGCTCGTTGCGCCTGCTGATGAGTCTGGTGATGCCAATGGCCACGATGGCGGCGAATGCGATGGCCATAAGCCAAAGCGCGGATGACACGTCGATTCCGTTCACGGTGCTCCTTGTGTGGTGGTTGCTGCTGGTGGTGACAGTGGTTCTCGGCTGCGTGATTTTCCATTGGGTGCTGGTGCCGCTTCTGGGATGGGCTGTGCGGAGATTGTCATGACCCAGCGCTCCGTCTCATACGTAGTGACGTACTTGGAGCCAGTCTCCCGCGGTTTATTCCGTGATCGTTCTATGAAGTGCGCCACGTGGTGCCAAGCTCGCCTTGCCATGTATTGCCTGGTCCATTCTGGGTTCCAGAACGTGGGGGTATCTCTTGATCTGCATGCCCCCGGGCAAGTCTCTCGGGACAGTTCCGAGCCGGCCAGCTCGGCGCAATCCGTGGGGCATGCACCGTGACAGTTCTCTGCTCTGCCTCGCGTGCGGTGTAGCTCAGAGCGCTGTTGCTCGAACTGCCCCATCCGCAGGGGATTTCATATGCGGTTTACCGAGGAAATTTATGTCTACCACTCTCCCTAGCTTCGTCAAGGTGCAGATTGTTCAGGAGGTTGTGAAGGGCACCAGTAAGTACGGCAAGCCGTATGAGTTTCAGGAGGTCGATTGCATCACCCTCGATGCTGATGGTGTCGAGCAGCACGTCTGCGTGATGGCGGTTCCCCCTCCATTGGTGGGCAAGATCACTCGTGGCTTGTATGCCCCTGTGTATGGCCTGCGTGTTGATCGCCAGACACGCAAGGGTGGCCCTGTAATCGTTGACTTCACTCCCGTGCCGTCGCTCGCACCTGTGGGCCGTGCTGCACCTGCCGCTGCAGCGCCTGCTGCACCGAAGGTTTAACCATGGTCGCGCTCACGGAAGCCCAGTTACAGCACTTCGCGCATACGTTGGTATGGCTCGCGATGTGCGGTGGTGCCCTCGGCGCTCTGGCCTTTGGGCTGTTCATGTCGTTGCTCACGCGAGGCATTTCGAGTCTCGGCAACTTGATGAGTCGGCGCACCCGCATCTACACAGCGCGCATGCGGGCCACTGCCCTGCACCGCATCAACAGCAATGGCTGACCAGGTCATTCAGTGCGCACAAGCCTGCACGGTCACCGTGCAGCACGAATTTGCCCTCCCGGTGCTCTCGCTGAGTGCCGAAGAGGGCGCAGCAATCAGCGGCGCCGTCCTGCTGATCTGGGCTGTCGGTTGGGGCTTTCGAGTCCTGATCCAGACGCTCAGAAATACCGACGGAAACCAAACTCAAGAGGACTGACTTCATGAATCGCATCAATACCCAAACAGCGCGCATTGCCGCAATCGCTGCTGCTGCAGCCCTGGCGGCTACGGGTGCCTGCGCTGCAGCCGTGGACGTGACGGAAATCAAGGCTGACATCGCTGCGCAAGCCGGGCCCATCGGCCTGATCGGCGGCGCCGTGCTGCTGATCTACGTGGGCGTGAAGGCCTTCCAGTGGGTGCGTAAAGCGCTGAGCTAAATCGGCCATCAGGAACCCGCAGACCGGCCGGCTGCGGGGCCTTATTTAAAGCGCCACGGGTGGCGTTTCAAAGAGGGAGTGCCATGGGCCTGTTTGTAATCATCGCAATGCTGGGGGCTGCATGGCTTATCTTTTCCGCATAACAATTGCGATTCTTTTCCAGTTATTAATATTGCCATCGGCCCATGCCGCAAAAATGGAGTATGGCACGGCGATTAACGGCCCATGGTTTCCGACTTTTGAAAGCGCATGTGCATCACGCGATGGCGTTATTGTTAATGGTCGATGCATGCGCTCTGCGACGAGCTCTGTTGAATATCCAATCTTCACACGTCCCGCGCCTGATCCTGTTTGCAAAGAGGACGAGGTACTAAAAGACGGCCAATGCCGTCCTAAAAACCCCTGCGGATCGGGGCAGCACGAAGAGGGCGGTGCATGCGTGCCGGATCAATGCAAGCCGGGCGAAATACGAGTGGCCGGGTTTTGCGTTCCTGATCCTGATAAACCCACCGACCCAGATAAACCTGATGACGACCCTAAGCAATGCAAGGCGGGAAAGGATACGACTATTGCTGATCGCCCAGGCACTGCTGTTGATGCGCTCTGCATGGGTGGTTGTGTAGTTAACGTTAAAACAAGCGTCGGATATACAAATTCAGCAGGTGAAAAAATGTGGGGCGGCACAGGTCAGCAGTCTGGCGCCAAGTGCGACGGGAGTAGCGGCACCGGTAGTGGTACAGGTGGTGGCACAGGTGGTGGTACCGGCGGCGGAGACTGCAAGGGTGACAAATGCGGTGAGGGTGACAAGGGTAGCTTTGGCGGCAGTTGCGCGGCTGGCTTTACTTGTGAGGGGGATGTGCTTTTGTGCGCAATATCGCGTGAGCAGCATAAGCGTGCATGTGAGTTTTTTGTTAACGAGACAGAAGAGTCAAAGCTTTATCAGGCTGAGGCAGCCAAAGGTCGTAATCGCGACGTTACGAAGGATTTACCCGGCAATGCGGATGTGAATGTGTCCGGAAAGCTGAGTCAGGCGAATTTGCTAGGTGGGGGGCGCTGCATCAATGATTTGTCCATAACTGTCTGGGGCACGGAGGTCTCTCTCCCATTCACAAAGATTTGTCCCGCTCTTGAATACATGGGCTGGGTTCTAGTTGCGGTTTCTAGTCTCGCTGGATTTCGTATTGTCTCTGGCGTTGCGCGGGAGTAAAAAAATATGCCTGTTTTTCTCGCTGCTTTGGGTGGCATGTTTCTGAATATCGCCGGTAGCTTGGCGGGTCAAGTTCTTATATCTCTCGGGATATCTGTCATCACGTATATGGGTGTAGATACCGCGCTGGATCGACTAAAAGCGGATGCGCTATCTGCTTTCTCGGGCCTACCCGGGGATCTTGTAGCGCTGCTTTCATATCTGAAAGTCGGCGTTGCAATCAGCATCATCACGTCAGCAGTTGCTGTGCGCCTGAGCTTGGCCGGAATGACTGGCGCGGTAAAGAGATTCCGTAAGCAGTGAGGTCCGCATGCTGTATTTGATTACTGGCGCCAATGGTGCAGGCAAGACACTCAATACGCTGAAATGGGTGCGTGAGCGAAGCGTGAAAGAGGGTCGCCCCGTCTGCCATAACGGGCGTTTTGAGCCAGTTGAGGGCGGTGAGCTTTCGAGCTGGAAGAGGATCGATTTCAAAGATTGGCAGAAAGAGCCTGACGGCACCATCTTCCTGATTGATGAGTGTCACAATGATTTGCCCGTGCGCGGTGCAAGTGCCGCCGTCCCGGACGAAATCCGCATGCTGGCTGAGCATCGGCGCCGCGGCATGGATTTCTACCTGGTAACGCAGCATCCCCAGAACATCGATAACTTCGTGCGGCGCCTGGTTGGCTCGCCTGGGTGGCACCGACACCTGAAACGCACATTCGGTGCTGACCTGGTCAGTTGCATAGAGTGGGCTGCCGTCAATCCGAACTGCGAAAAGGATGGGAGCGGCAAGACTGGCACGGTCTCAATGGTTGGCTTCCCAAAAGAAGTCTACGGTTGGTACAAAAGTGCGAGCCTTCACACGGGGAAAAAGAAAATCCCGCGTGCTGTCTGGACGGCTCTGGCTGCCGTGATCCTGGCGCCGACGATGATTTATTTTGCCGTCAGTGGCGTCTACAAGAATGTCACGAAGGGCAAGGCCGAGTCGGTCGCCACTGCCGGTGCGCCTCAGACAGCAGGGCGGCAGGGCAGTGAGGGCCGTGCACTGACTGCTGCGGAATACATCGATGTACGTGTGCCACGCATCCCGGGCTTCCCGCATAGCGCACCGGTCTACGACCAGGTCACACAGCCCGTCGAAGCGCCGTATCCTGCTGCTTGCGTGATCATGCGTGACGATTGCAAGTGCTATACGCAGCAAGCCACATTGCTGAACATGCCTGATGGCTTGTGCAAGAGCATCGTAGAGCGCGGCTTCTTTGTCGAATTCAAGCTGCCCGATCGCGCCCTACAGGCTCCAGCTCCGGCGCGTGCGGAAAAGCCTGTGCAACCTATGCCGGCTCAGCCTGTTCAGGTTGTCGTTGCCCCCGTCCAGTTGCAGCAGCCTGGCAGTAGCTACTCCCAGGGTCTTGCCGCTCGTAATGCACAGGTACGCAGTGGCCTGCAGTGATGTCAACCCATGGTCGCGCGACGTGCCCGGCGATGTGCTCAGTGCGTCACTAGCGCGCCTGCCGCTGGCTTCGCGTGGCGCTATTGCACGCCCTGCAGCGTCGTTGCCATTGCGCCTGCGCTGGCCCCTGTACGCGAGGCACAGCGCCCATGCCAAGCGGGCCGTAATCCGTCGCCCTGAGAAACAAGGTAGCCCCCGCGTGAGCGGCTCTGTGTCCTGCCTGGCCGTGGGCCTGGATGAGGCCAGCGTGCGGGTGGCCCGCCCATGCAGGCGGAGCGCAGGGGCGGGCCGCGCGCAGCGCGGCCTAGATTTATCCCATAAACACTTTGGAACACACAGAGCGCAAAGGCTCTGAAAAAGGTGAACCCCGCGACAGCGCCAACTGCCCGGGGTTCGTGATAGCAACCTCTACGACAGGTCACCATGATTCGAATTATCTGTGATGCGAACCCTACGCGTCGATACACCCCCGACGAACTGCTGCACATGCACCGTCGCGGCGAAGCGCTCACCGTCTTTGATGGCAGCACCGGTGAGGGCATGCGTGTGAAGGCCCATGATCTGGGCAATGGCCACATGGAAATCACCGGCACAGCCCCCACGGTCTGGGTGGAGCGTGAGTGGAACCACATAGCCCTGGAGACCTACCTGGAGCGCGTCATTGAACGACGCGAGGAGGAGGCCGAAGAGATGCGCGAACGGTCGCTGACCATTGCGGCAAACCGGGCAAAGGTGAAGGTCCGCAAGCTTTGCAAGGCGATGGGATCAGACACCCTGCTGACGCTGACGTATCGCGCAAACGAGACGGATCTGGAGCGATCCAAAAAGGATTTGAAAGAGTTCGTGCGCCGCCTGCGTCGGTACATGCCTGAGTTCAAGGCTGTGGCCGTGTATGAGTACCAGGCCCGCGGGGCAATCCATTGGCACATTGCGACGGCAAATGTGCCCCGTGTGTTCGAGCGCAAGAATGACCAGGGCCAAACCTACCAGGTCAAAAGCTTTGACGCTATCCGCAGCGTCTGGCGTGGTGTCACGAAAGAGCGTGGCGGCAACATCGATCTGGCCCGGCGCAAGCGCAACAGCATGCGATCTCCTGCCCGGATTGCCTCGTACATCGCCAAGTACATCGTCAAGGCATTCCGCGAGGGCCAGGCTTTCACTAATCGCTACAGCGCATTCGGTGACTTCGAAATGGGCAAGCCAGTGGATCTGGGCTGGTTCCCTCGCGTCCTCGATGCGGTAAGCGCGTCCTTTGATTGCGTGCTCGATAGTCAGTCTGTCGTCTACTCGGAACTGTCGCGCTGGAAAGACTGGTTTGTTCTGCATGTAGAGCGCAAGACAACCTCTGTCAGGGGCTGCATCCAATGATCTGCGGGGAGTCCGATTTTGGCTCGCTGTGGCCTCGAATGAGGCTGTTGAGGGATTCCTATGTCAGTAGATCAGCGTGATTTCATTTCCGGTAATGCTGCCAGGGTGGCGAAGCATCGTGCAGCGCATGCAAGGCTCGACGTGTCGGTGCCGGTCAACATCTCCGACACCATTGATGAGCTGGCTGAGATGTTCGGCACTAGTCGTGCTGTCGTCTTGCGCTCAATGATCCGCTTTGCTTTGACCAATCGTGATTGGAAAAAGCTTGGTCTCCTCTGGATCGGGGAGTAAGACATGCTGATCGGATATGTGCGTGTGTCCACGCAGGACCAAGAAACTCGTCTGCAAATTGATGCCCTGGAGCGTGCGGGTGCGGATCGTATTTTTGAGGAGCGTGCTAGTGGTGCGAGGACAGATAGGCCCGTCCTCAAGAAGTGCTTGGCTTCTTTGCAGAAGGGTGACGTTTTGCTTGTGTGGCGCATTGACCGCATTGCACGGTCTCTCAAGCATCTGCTATCAATATTGGAGCATCTCGAATCTGTCGGGGCGGAAATTCGCTCGTTGACTGAGCCTCTCGATACCTCTTCCCCCCTCGGGGTCTTCATGCTTCAGAGTCTCGGTGCCATCGCTCAACTTGAGCGTTCGATGATCCGGGAGCGGTCGATTGCCGGTTTGGTGGCTGCGCATGAGCGTGGCGTTAAGTTGGGGCGCCGGAAGTTTTCAACCCCTCCTGAGGTCGTCCAGCGTATGCGGGATGCTTACGCGACTGGCGCTTTTACTTACCCCGACATTGCTCGCCAGTTCGGTGTCCATCCGTCTACTGCGAAGCGGCTTATAACGGGTCGTCCATCTCGTCCCCGCATGCCAGTGCTGAGTAAGTATTTGGCTGAGCGCACATAA